ACGTAGCCTCTAGGAAGGGGAAACCGAGACCTAAAAAGGGTGGCGGAAGGCGTCGTTACACTGTATGACGGATGAAAGAAGAGAGGAGAACGCTAAACGCCTCCTCAATGATGATCTTTTTAACGAGGCATTTGACACACTAAAAACAGATTTAATGGAGCGCTGGAACAACAGCGGTTCCAATGAATCCGAGGCCAGAGAGTCAATCTGGCTGGCGATAAGACTGCTCGACAAGGTACGTGGTCATGTGGAATCCATAGTTGAAACTGGACGCATGAACAAGATACTGGACAAGCAACACCCGTATATCTAAGAGGATTTTATTATGGCGGATACGCAAGAAGCCCCGCAAGCAGTAAATGTAAGTGAAGCGCCAGATGGTAGTGTAATAGAGGCGCAAGAAGCTCTTTTGAAGATGATGGAACCTGAAAAGGAAACTCCAGAAACTGAAGAAGAACAACCTACGGAAGAGGAAGAGTCCACTGAGGAAACTCAAGACGAATCATTGGAAGAGGAGTCTGAAGAAGACGACGAGGAAGGGTCTGAGAACCGTGAAGAAGAGGGAGAGGAACTTATATATGCCGTCAATGTTGGCGGCGAAGAACATGAAGTTACCCTTGACGAGCTTATGAAGGGTTATTCAAGACAATCAGACTATACCAAAAAAACGCAAGAAATTTCTGAACAACGGAAGGAGATGGAGGGTTACCGTAGCAAGGTAGCATCTGAAATCAATCAGATTCAGGAAGAAAGAGCGCAGTACGTGAATGCTATCAATCATTATGTTGATGGCATGACTAACTCTATGCAGCAGTTCAATTCGATTAATTGGGATGAACTCCGACAGCTCGATCCTATTGAGTACATGACCAAGAAGGAAGAGCAGCGGGATTTTATGGACAAAATCGAAACTGCGAAAAAAACACAGGCCGAAGCTATGGCAAAGGCCGAGCAGGAGCACAAAATTCAATTCGCCGAGACTGTTCGTGAGGAACAGGGGAAGCTTATTGAGAAACTCCCTGCATGGGGAAATCCAGAACAAAAGCAGAAAATAGCCTCAGAAATGAGGGACTATGCTGTAAAAAATGACTTCTCTAACGAGGAGCTGGATATGCTTAACGACCACAGGGCATTCGTTGTCCTGTATAAGGCTATGGAGTACGACAAACAAAAACAGGCCAATCCAAGGGCCAAGAAGGTCAGAAACAAGCCGAGGGTTGTAAGATCTGGTGCCCCACAATCAAAACAGAGTAAAAATAAGTCTTCACGTACGAAATCAATGAAGCGTCTCCAAGAAACAGGCCACGTCGATGATGCGGCTGCTTTATTGGAAGACATGTTTAATTCCTAACAGGAGAAAAATAAAATGGCAATCGCTACAAATACGTCACTAACTTATAGTTCAGTGGCGATTCGTGAAGACTTGTCTGACGTGATATATAATATTGCTCCAATGGATACTCCTTTCCTATCTGGTTGCGCCAAAATGAGTGCTGAAAACACAAAATTTGAGTGGCAGGTAGATTCGATAACAGCAGGTTCTGCCAATCGTCAATTAGAAGGCGATGACTCACCTGATGCTACGGCAAGGAGTCTCCCAACGCGACTCGATAATTATACACAGATAAGTCGTTACATTGCTCAAACCTCAGGAACCGACGATGCAGTCGATTATGCGGGTCATGGCAAACATCAAGCCTACCAGTTAGCTAAACTCGGCAAACGTATGAAGAGAGACATGGAAGTCATGCTCACTCAGAATATCGTAAAAGCCGCTGGTGATGCTACAAATGGTAGAGCAACCGCAGGTATTCCTGCATGGTTAAACACTGCCCACGTTGCAGGTGGTTCCGGTGGTAGTGCAACTGCCGGTAGCCTCGGTACTACGGCAATGGTCAATAATACATCGACCGCTGCCTGTAGTGAAGCCAACATCAAAGCAACCATTAAGGAATGCTATGATGCGGGCGGTCAACCAGACATAATGTTAGTCCCGTCTGCCGTAAAGCAGACAATCTCAGGATTAGCTTCAGTAGGTTCTGGTTCGACAGCGTTTGGCATTCCGCCTCGTAACCAAGTTTCTGGTAAGGGCGGCGCTACAGCCATTGCGGCTGTGGACATTTACGTTTCCGATTTTGGGACTTTCAAAATAATCCCAGATAGGAACTTGTCCGCCGATGGGCCAAGTTCGGTTGCTGCAAACGTTTTCTTTTTAGACATGGATTACTGGGGCGTTGCATGGCTTAGGCCATTCCAGACCCAGACCCTAGCGAAGACTGGTGATTCCACTAAGCAGATGCTGCTTGGTGAGTATGGCCTTGTCTCTAAAAATGAAAAAGCAAGCGGCATTCTTGCATCGGTAAGTTAATAAGGGAGGGGGCGGGGAAACTCGCCCCCAACTTATGCAAGTTGCGATTGTAGGGTTAGCTCCCTCTACTCACGATCAAGCCCCATTTGAAGACCCTGATTGGGAGACATGGGGGCTGCCTTGGGACGAGGATATGTGGCCCTATTTAGACAGGCTGTTTGAAATCCATCCCTTAGAATTGTTGAGGCATCACGACGCGAGAAGACCTCCGGGATATGAAGACAGACTAAAGAGCTTAGATAGTCTGTTATATATGCAAAAAGCATACTCGGAAATTCCAAACGCACTGGAGTACCCGGTTAAGCGTGTGAGCAATTATCTCGGCGTGGACTATTTTAATTCGTCCATCTCGTACATCATGGCTCTAGCGATGGCCGAAGGTGCGGAAAAGATCGGTATTTGGGGGGTGGATATGGTTGATCTGGAAACAGATATTCCATCTTATCTTTCTGAGTTTGCGTATCAGCGCCCTAACATGGAGTATCTTATCGGGTTTGCCAGAGGAAAGGGAATAGATGTCTACATACCACCGGAATCTCCCCTCGTAAGGTTTCATGGCGAAGGGATTCCACTTGGAACAATATATCCGTCGTATCCTAATCGGTACGGGTATCTGGAGAGAGAAATGCACGATAAGGAAATTGAATCTATCGCAAACAAGATGATAAAGGGCAAGAAAGCGCCTTTGAAAAACAAGAAGTCTAAAGACCCCACAGATGCTGCGGGGTGGTTAAGGAAGGCATACGTAGACCACGATCCGGCAGATGGTGCGCCAAAAGTGGGGAACATGGGGTATGTCTAAACGCTTTATTGACAGCGATGGGGTTCGTCGCACTGACATCCAGTTTAACGAAGCTGATGATTCGTTTAATTTCAAAACCACTCAGAATGCTACCCCTGTTCTTGAAGAGAACAAGGAGAAGTACAATTCTTATGGCGATAAACTCTCTCTTGGTAAGAGAGGGGAATGGCACCATACTGCATCTATCCCCATTACCGTATGGGAGAAGTGGATGAAGGATACTAATGGGGCAATAGAGAAGGACACTAAACTTTTGGCTGCTTACCTTAATGACCCCGACTATAAGTATTTCAAAGTAGCCCCAACCAACCTATAAGGTAAAAGATATGATTGACCTAAGTAACATTTTTAGACCTCAAGTTACATCCCACACATTAAGCGCGACTACTATTAGTGGCTCAACCGCAACGTCTGCATTCGGAGCGCAAATACAGACAATTATGGTGACCGCAACCGCCGCCTGTTTTGTTGCTTTTGGTGCATCTCCCACTGCTGCAACAACTTCGACATACATTGCAGCGAACACCCCATATTTGTTCCGAGTAAATGGTTCAGATAAGTGCGCGGCAATTACCGGGACAGGCACAGCAACTGTTTACATTACTGAACTGACTAGATAATGGCAATCGGGACGTATGCAGAGTTACAGACGGCTGTAGCTAACTGGTTAGATAGGGATGACCTGACAGACAGGATACCTGAGTTTATCGCTCTGGCAGAAGCGAGGATGAATAGAGTCCTGCGTATACGTCTGATGGAAGCCAAGTACACAGCATCTACAGCAGCGGCTCAGAGAAACTACGCTCTTCCTGCCAGTTATATACAGATGCGTAACTTTCAGATCAACACATCTCCAATAACCCCGCTTCAGTATGTTACCCCTGAGATATATGACAGACTGTGGGGTGGTAGCACCGATGGAACTCCGCAGTTCTATACCATTGTAGCTGGCGAGGTTCAGTTGGGTCCATTACCAGCTTCTGTGTTGACTATGGAAATGCTGTTTTACAAGAAAATTACCGCTCTTTCTGGAAGCAATACAACTGAGGCCATGCTTACGGATAATCCAGACATCTATTTATACGGAGCGTTAATGGAGGCAGAGCCCTTTATAATGAACGATGAAAGAGTCGGATTGTGGGCACAGGGATTACAGCAGGCTATTTCTGATCTACAGGAACAGGATAACAAGGATCGTCACTCAGGGTCTGCCCTTAGAGTGATGAATACGAGTGGCTACTATTGACAGCCCCCATTACATGGGCTGAAGCTACCACTCCAATCCTGTGGAGCAATGTAGGGATAAACTGGAACAGCCCCGCTAAAGCTAACTCATCTTCATTTGCTGTTAGCGCCGGTTATACTCATAGCACAGCCGCAA